AGAATCAGTTTGAAGCTAGAGGGCATGTTTGACATCAACGCCTTCGTAACGCTATCCAACTCCCGCTTGGGGAAGGGGGTCATCGCAGGGTCACCAGCCTCAGGAGTCGTAGCGCCTAGCAGCCCCTGCATGACTTCAAAGTCAATGGGTGCAACCATGTTCAGCACTTCTACCTTGAGCGGGTTAGCTGGGTCTTTGTAGTTAGATGATCCCACCGCACGTAGCACCCGTGCTGCATCCGCAGGAACCGCTGGGTCGATAATCATCCCGTGTAGGCGGCACAGCATCTTCAACCGTTCAGCAGCCACCTTCCATACCGTGCGCTCTACTGGCGCGGTGAGAGGCCAATAGGCATGGATACCCCTGCCTGAATTAACCACTATCGGGCGGGGTAGCTTGAGGTCTTTAACAAACTTCTTGAGGCTGGCTATTGCAGATTGCTGATCAGGGTACTTCTTCTTCGGGTCATCCACACCACAATCAAGGTCGAGGAAAAAAGAGCGCAGTTGATTCGCGTTAACCGCAGTACGGTTACGGTCTGTGTTGAAGTTGGCAACGGCTACAAACGAATTGATCCCCGCCTCATCCAACGCGTCAACTGCTACATCTACATCCAGTATCGTCTTGTGAAACGTCTGACTCTGGATGATCTTCCCTACAATCCCAACTACGCAGTAGATGCCTTCAGGGGGGAGTACCGCCCCTAAAAACTCTTGTCTCGTAGTCATGGCTATTCATTTTCGTCTGAGGGCACCGGGATGGGTTTCTGTCTTAACCTCTCCACAAGCGTCCTCACCGTTTTCTCAAGGTGCTTGCTGGGTTTGTTCTTACCAGAGAACCAGTTGTACACCGTCATCCTCGCCACCCCGAACACCTCGGTGACATCAACGACAGAATACTTATGCAGTATGCACAGCCGACCAAGTTCCACCCCAAGATTCTCGGGGTCTGCTGCATCGGACTTCGTGATAGTCCTATTGCTATATTGACCACGTTTCATGTTTCTCTCCTAGTGGGGTGCGGATAGTACCGCACCCCTTTTTTATTTGCCTAAATTACTCTTCGTCATCCCATGCGTTCAGCACGTCAGCCAAGTTCTTCTTAGGCACGGGGGCTTCTTCCTTCTTGGAGGCACGTTTCATAGGTGCAGCAGCCGGTTCATCCTCCTCTGGTGCAGCCTCCATCACCTTGGAAAGCCTTGGTGTCTTGGGTTGGGCTACATCCACGGAGGCTGAGTAGGATACCTTAACTGCCGCCACCGCTTCATCCGACTGCCCACGCTCACGGCAGGACTCGTACTCATCCTCTGTCAACGGACGTGCCGCCTTGAACACCAGCTTGGGGGTTGCGCTGTTGGTATCAAAGCGCATCTCGGTTACCACGGCGGTGACGTTGACGTTAAACCCTGCCAAGAACGTAGCGTAGGCATTGAGGGGCAGCTTACCGTCCTCGCCCTTACCAAAGATAGACATGGCTGGCAGAGACAACTGGAACAAGTCACCTCCCAAGTCGTTCTCAAGCACCACCGCAATCCTGCGCTCAAACTTACAAGCGCGGGTGTTGTTGCTGCCCGACCCCTTGATGTTCTGCTCACAGGTTGCACAGCTACTGCTCTGCGGGGAGGCGATGCTCTTGTCTGGGGTATTACCGTTAGCACTCCAGCACGAAGGTGAAGCCTTGGAGCCTTCCTCATACGCACCAGCAAAAAACTTACGGGACACGTCTGGTGCTACGTTGATGACCACCACCTTCATGGAACGCTCTTCGTTGGAAGCAATCTCCTTACCGTCAACGACCATGCGGAATACACCCCCACGAATGGAGATGCGCTTTGCGCTTTGTCCTGCACCACTACCAAGCAGCGACTTGGTTACGTTATCAAGTTCTTGCGCTTTGAGGTAGGCAGGTACGCCCGATTTAAACAACTGTACGTCTGTAGCCATTTGTTTCTCCTGAGTTAATTATTTGCGATACACAATGACGCTGTATTCACTATCTGAGTTAAGTCCGGGGGGATGCTTGTCTGTGTTGCCCTCCAAGTAGATTTTCATGTTGCCTTGATGAATGCGCTTCTCCAAGAGTTCAGGCACTTCGTTCTCTTTGATGAACGCGTACATTGATTCCCAATCGTAGGTCGTGTAGCGCGTCCTGAGGGAGCGGGTGAGCCTACCAAACGGGGTGCTAAGACTATTAACCCCTGTTGCTTGGCATACCTCCAGCATTTGCGCCTTTATCATTTCCATCTGTTCTTCTACTGCGTCTTGCTCTTTGGTAAGTTCCGCACACTTGTCCCGCATCTTTATGTAAATCCTTATCAACCTATCTACGGGTATTGCTCCATCGTTGCTCATTCTGGTTCTCCTGTTTCTCCGAGTTCTTCCTTATAAAGATCAATCAGCCGCTGGTGGGTGTCCACTTTGCCTTGAAGCATCTTGTACATCTTGCTTTCCACACCGCTGCCTTGTAGGTGCACTATGGTTACCTTGTTCACTTGCCCTGCCCTGTGCACACGGGCATTAGCTTGTAGGTAGGTTTCAACACTCATCACGGGTGACCAGTACACCACCACGTTCGCTGCATGTAGGGTTACCCCGTGCGATGCAGCCTGTGGTTGGATGACCAGTATCCGTGGGTCGGGCGTTGTCTGGAACCTATTGAATATCTCAGTCCTCTTGTTCGGGGTTACCGCCCCGTTAATAACGTCTACTGTGTACTTCTGCTTTCGCAACCAATCTGCCACCATCATCAGGCTATGCGTATAGGGCACGAACACCAGCACCTTATGGCTTGCCTCCTCGATGACTTCCTTCAATGCTTGCAGCCTGTTGCTGCAATCAAACTCAATGACTTCCTTGTTGTCCGAGTACACCGCACCGCCAGAGATTTGCAGTAGCTTGCTCAAGTTAGCCGCCGCATTGGGTGCGCTAATCTCCTCCCCTGCCGTTACGATCAATTGCTGCTGCTTCATCGTCTCGTAGTACTTGGACTGCTGCTTGGTCAGGGGCACGATGCGTGTTGCGTACATCATGTCCGGTAGGTCAAGGCAATCCTCTTTGCTGAATCGTATAGCTGGTTGCAGCACCTTGAACACCGTATCTGTCGCGTCAGGTTTGGGCACCCACTTGAAGCGCGTTATGTGGTTCATGACCATATCGCGGAACGCGCCGGGAAACCTAGGTACTGCCGTGGGGTTGATTATCCTAGCCAGCCCGTAAGCATCACTTGGTTCCTGTGAGGCAGGAGTGCCTGTCAACATCCACACCCATGTCTGTGGGCTAATTACTTTTGCCAACGTCTTCCACCGTTCGGTCTGCACGTTCTTGTAGGCGTTAGCTTCATCAACCACGATAAGATCAAAGTCCCCCGATGCAATTACCGCATCCGAAACGATGTCCAGCCCATCGTAGTTAATGATTACAAACTCCGCATCCCCCGATACAATGTCATTGCGCCGTGAGCGCCGTGAACTATGGGCTATCTGAAAGCTGCGGTGCATAGCAAACTGAAACAAGTCACCACGCCATGCCGACCCCATGATAGATACCGGACAGATCACCAGCACACGGCGAATCCTTTTGGTATTCATCAGGTAGTCCGCAGCCCAGATAACGCTGGCGGTCTTGCCTGTGCCTTGCGCGTTGAAACAGAATGCCCTGCGGTGCAGGGTTAGGAACTCTGAGGTGGTGACTTGGTGCGCGAAGGGTTTGTGCAGCCCCGTCCACTTGTATGACCGCAGGATGGGGGAGGGCACGTTCTTGATCTTCATGTTCTTGAGGACTTGTGCTTCCTCCAGCCCCCACTTCACCAGCACCTCGTTCTCTCCGATCTGTTCGCTACAGGGGATGACGCTAGTGATCAGGTGAGGTTGCCTCACCCTTATGTGCAACGCTTTGTTGTCAATGATTTGCATTTAGTTTCCGTACCCGTAAAAGACTCTTGGGGCGAGGTGATGTATTCACCTTGCCCTGCCCTGTGTACAACTGTTGTCATCGCCTCTTCGGGCGACTTGGGTTTATTATGATCTGCGCGTTTCTACTGCATGTCAACTACTTCTCGTATTATTTAAATCTTCCGAAATGAATCAATAGGTATGTAGATGCACCGTTCCATATCCTTATCGTCAGCCCTGTCGGTGCGTCCCCCTATATATTCCTCGTACCCACTTTTAGCTATAGTCATGAATACCCCATCTGTGAACCTGATAATTACTACGAATGGGACGTTCTCAGTATGTGCCCAACTCCTACCCCGCTCCCATTTAGCAGACCCCATCATCACGGTAGGGTACTTCTTGCTTTTATTGTTTCGCGCTTTTATCTCAACCACCGCTACGGTCTTCCCCTTCTGCACTATCTTACCGTTAACAGGATGCCTAGGTGGATACTGCTCATACGTACAATCAAATACCTGACAAAAGTGAGCAGCAGTCTCTAGTTCCCTAGCCACATCAACAGCCCCCTCGTACATTGGCCTACTCATTTGGTTGGTTTGTTCTTCTTCACCGTATGATCGCTGTTACGGCTGAAGCTACGGTTAGCACTTGGGCTTTTCAGCTTGAGGTTGCTAGGCGCATTAGTGCCCCCCTTGGATAGCGGGATGGTGTGGTCGATGTCCTTGCCAGCACGGTTGATACCTTTAGCATCCATCTCACGCCGCGCCTTCTGACGCTCCATGCGCTTGGGCAACTCCCCACGTTCCTTCTGCTGCTGGTATTCCTTCTTGAAAGGTCTAGGCTTGTTGACGTATGGCATGTCTATCTCCTATAAAATAATCTTTCTCTATGAATCCTTCTTTGGAGCCATGCACATAGGTAGCACGGACATACGCTATCTTACCATTTGCTAGATGCCTTATATGCCCCCTGCGAAGATGTGAACGCACCCCCGAACCATCCCCATGCACCATAGCCCTAGCGGCATCGTTACTGTCCCACCGTTCCCCATCTACTACTAATATTTTGTAATCAAGAAGTGGGCGCTTGCCTTTTTTTGCCCTCTTCTGATTTAAAGCCTTAGGGGCTTCAATGGTCTCTTGTGTCGTGTTATGGGTATTTAATAGCACACAAGTGTTGACCAGTGCCCTAGTGCCTAAACCCCCCGCAAATTCCCGCAGTTTGCTTAACTTTTCCTCGTTCTTCCTCAAAACATCGGGGTCATGTGATTGCGCGTGTTTTCCTATTATGTCGTCTCTGAATGCTAAAACATCTACCCCACAAGTACCGGTTTTTCTGGGGTAGAGGACGCATAGCACAGGGAGCAACGCCCATTTGCTTATAGGCTGCCCAGTAGTTACCGCTACTGAAAACCCTATACCCCCATCTTGGTCAAGCAATGTTGAGTTCGTGATCCTACCCCCATCATTTATAACATCCAAATCGTATGCTACAACAACCACTTTACCGTTTAGGTGGTTGTCCGTGAGAATTACTGTAGTGGGGTATGGAAGCCTTAGTAGTTTTTTTACCCCATCATCTACATCTTCGTCAGTCTGTATAGCAATGCCTGAAGAGGGGAAAAACACCTTGGGGCTATCCATTACAGATTGCAAAAAAGCGTGAATGGAATCTTGGTGGGATTCTGTGTACAACTCAAACGCTGAACCGCTTGTAGTACGCTGTATATCTTCTATTAGATTATCAAAGTGACCCCACAAACCTTGCTCCTTCATCATTTCCTCCCGTTGTGAGCGCAGCTAAGTACCGGACACCACGCCTT